ACCAATAATTACTACCAGACGGTTGACTGGTATTTTATATAACTCCTCATACATTATAGCATATGCTGAGCATTGCATAAAGTAGTTACTAATATATTCCTTCTTTTTAAGTTTACTAGATGATTTAAAATCAATTACAGCAAGCTTACCATTATACTCTGCAATACAATCAACCGTACCTGCTAGACGTAAATAGTCAGAATACATTCTCGATTCAAGACAATGTATGTTATTAATGTTATGAATATAAGGTAACAGGCTTTGAAATAACTCTTTTTCAATAGGTGTTTTGTAACTTAACTCTTCATTGTTAAGATACGTCTCACAAAGTTTATGCATCTTTGTACCTCTAGAAGATGCTCGTTGAGTTATAATCTGGGCCTCAGCATGACCTATCTTATTGCGCCATTCCATAATACCTTGCCTGGAATGTTCAGCCAATACGGTAGTCACCGAAGGATATTTGCTACCCTTCGGTGTAACATAATAACGTGTACCGTCTTCGTTTACTTGTTTGAGAGTGATTTGTTCACGATCAAAACTTACATGATTAAAATGCATTAATTAATGAGATAAGACTTCTATTGCGTGATTATAATGTTTAATTCTATCCTCTAACCCTAGTGTACCGCCATTGATTTTTTTAGTCATAGTTAAAATATCACCTGAGTCCGCAAACTGATTTAATTTATTTACATGCCAGAACCAACATGCTGAGTGAATAGCATAATATGGATCAAATAACATATCTGGGTCAGTAAGTAAGGTATCATCTTGGAATAAAACTTTTGAACAAGCACGGTAATTATCTTTACCAGTTAGTTGCAAAATTCCTCTACCACGGTACTTCCAACCATCGCCAGAAGCTTCTGGTCCATTACCCATGCGATCAGCATAAGCTTTGTTAGCAATCTTCTGAGGCTGTCTCTCATATTGCTTTGCTACATCTGGAGGAAATCTTTTTGGCCAGGTACCTGTTAAACCTTTAGCACTATAATTAAGACCCTCTTCCAATCTTGTAAATTCTGCCGATTCGTGCGCACATTGAGCAATAAATGCAGCTACTCTTTTTCTAGAATTAATACCATATTGAGGTAGAGCGTCTACTAACGACTCATACCAATCGCGAATGTTTTTTAATTTAGGTAATAATTCTTTCAGTTGTGCTTCTGTGAAATTAAAATCAAATCCGTTACTCATTTATTCCCCTTCTTATTTTTCTTGTATAGGAGCATTTTCTACGCAGTACCCCCCTTTAAAAATATAAACGTTTGAATCAACTCGAACTTGCTCATATAATTCATTATCTACACATTTATAAGGATCACGGTAAGATGAAAAAAAGGTGTATGCTCCATAACCTACCCCACCTAGTAACATTATAATAGGTAAGTATTTTAAATACTTGACTATCTCCGGTAACGCAGATAGTATCTGGGGTAGGTTTTTTAGGAGCTCCTTCATTTACGATTTTTAGATGCAACCGAGTCTTTCAACATACCTTTAATAATTAATAATACGCGGTTTTTTTCTCTCTCTGTCAAATGTTTAACTAAAATAAGTTTATCATCGTAACTATTTGCACCTTCTAAAAACTCCTTAGGTACGGTCAATTTCTTTTTAGGTTTAAGTTTATTTAGTTTCTTCTTAAAATCCTCTGGTGACTCGTCCATTTTTCCTTAAGTGATAGATTACGTTCCGTATTTTTCTTCATATTCCATCCTTGCTAAAATATACTCTTTAACTAAAGCCGAACGAACAATATCACCTACTTCGAATTCTACAACATTAAATGATGGCATCATATCCGCGATGGCCATAAATTTCTTCAGACCGGACATATCAGTTTTCTTATATAAATCCGTCTGTCTGAAGTCCCCGCATAGGATGATTTTGGAACGATTACCTACACGAGTCATTATACTATTTAGCTCCATATCAGTCATGTTCTGGCATTCATCTACGATAATAATAGAATCATCCAATGTAATCCCGCGAACAAATGAAGTTATCATAAAAGCAGCAGATTGCTGCTCCTGAAGACGTTGAAATGCATCTTTTCTAGAGAATAGATCTTCGCAGATTTCTACATACGGTTGCTGATAAACCTCGGTCTTTTCTTTTTCATCTCCAGGTAAATGTCCAATATCTCTGGACGGGACCGCTGATCTTACAATAACAACTTTTTGATAGGGGGTTGAACGATCTAGAACTTCTTCTAGGGCTTTGTAAAGTGCAATATAAGATTTTCCTGTTCCTGCGACTCCATGTAATAAAATGGCTGATGAATTTTTATAAAGCTCAAAAAACTTTCTTTGATTATTAGTTAAAGGTTGTATTGTTCTTAGGTCATCAATTCGTAGTTTCAATTTATTTGATACTAATGAAACTTTTGGTTGATTATCTACGTTTAACTGAGCTTGCTTTCTTGCCATGGAACCCTCGTAAAAAAAGAAAAGGGATCTACGTCAAATAGACCCCTTTCTTGATATGGTTGAAAAGAAGATATTTACTGTCATCGTCTAGATAGCTTATCTGAAAGATTACTTTTATAATTCGCGGCACTAATCTTAGATAAGACTTCTTGAAATCCACTATCAGGTTTACGAATACCTAAACGCACTGAATCGCCCATTGCAGCAGCTTGACCTGATTCATGGTAGCGTTCTAGTTGTGGATTATTTTTTATAAACTCATCATAAGAAGAAATACCAAAGTAATGTTCTTCTACTTGATTAGTTTGTTTGTTAAGAAACGTATATCTCGGCATTAGGAATTAACCCATAGTCGGAGGGGGAAGTGGTGTAATTCGATTTTTAATAGATTTAGGGTCTATTTCAGATCTAGGATCATGATCAGCAGAATAAATGTCTTCTATAACTTCACCGTCTGCATTTCTTAAAGCAAAGATACAATAATAAACAGTATTTTCAGCCAGCGAAAGAAATCTATGTCTGAGATTTTTATCAATTACAATGTAGGTAGGTGCTTCAAAAATTTTAGGTTCGTGACCCTGAATTTCAACTTGTACTTTACCCTGTGCTAATAATGTAACATGATCATACTCGTGTGTATGACCTAAATTATATTCTTTTAAACCTAGTTTAAATTCTCTTAAAAATACATTTCCAAAATATCCTAACTTACCAGGATCTACATCCATATCGGCTGTTTTAATAACCATATTAAACCTTTCTATAAATACCACTCAGGAACATTTCTTCGTTTCCATGAAGCAAATTTTTGTTTATCACCTAGATAGTAATTTCTATAAGATTGAATACTATCACCGTCTACCTTGTATTTATCTGGCATGGCAGGTGTAGGATCCGATAACCAACCAATCCTAGGAATGTTATTAGGTAACATACTAAAAATATGTTTCATCCTTGTAGATGAATGAGTTTTTCCATATCTAAATTTATACTCATCTAATAAATCTAACCAGAGATAATACAACCAATAATAGTGAGCCGATGATGCTCTCACCCAAATACCTGAAGGATGCTTGACATGAGAAGCTTTCCAAATTACATCTTCTCTTTCATCAGGTAACAACCAACGTTGAATTCTTCTATTATTCTTTGTTTTATCATAGTAAGGCTCACCATCTAATACTCTATGAGCTGTTGACATAAGCTGACCATATTCTAAGATCATCTTAACCACATGCTTGTCAACATGCTGCATGGCACATAGCGTAGTATTGTTACTAAGATAAAATATATTCACTATTGTCTTTCTACATTATCTAAAATATTTTGAGCTACAACTTTAAATTCATCCGAGAAGAAAGATGATTTTAAAGAATTTTCTAAACAAAGTACAGCTATTTCGGGATCTAAAAATTCAATATTATGTTCTGTATATTTAAAATCGTCTGCACTGTATGTATTAATAGCTATTAAGATTACAAAAATTTCATCTTCTGAAAACAATTTAAGTCTAACTATTGACTTATTGTTTCTAGACGGAAATTTAAGTATTTCAGCCATTAGAAAATATTCTCACAGATGTATACATTAAAAGTAATACTATCATCACCCTCAATAGTACTAAGAACTCTAGATTTAGCTTGCTCTACTTCACTTTCAGATTTAAACACTCCTACATGATATTTCTTTTTAGCGCGATTGAGCTTATCTACTACGCAGTATTCTAAATTATACAGAGTTCTCATTATTCTGTCTTTCAAAATGATCTAGAAAATCTTGACTTACCTCTGGTAAACCTTCAACAGGATCCCACCCCACAACTTCTAGCCTACCATCAATATAGTAGCCTACACCCCGTAAAAAATTTTCTACCTGTTTTAATACATCAGGTAAGGTAACTGCGTCAGTCTCTACTGCCACCCTTGAATAGGGATCAGTATCTTCATGAACAAAATAAAAACGGCTCATTTCTTCATCCTTCTTAAATTTACTTCATTAATATTAAAATGCTTCTCAGACTCAGGTATATCAGATGATACAGACCAAGAAGGTGACATAAAGTATTCTTTTATGTGGTTGAAGAAGCCCGAGAAGCTTTTGCTTTTTTTGGTGCGGGTTTCTCCACCTCTTCTGTAGGAGGTAATGCGTAAGGAAATGCTTCGCGTACTAAATCTTCTTTAATAGTTTTATACTTTTTAGTTAGCTTTCTATCTTTAGCTAAAATTAAAGCTTCAGCCTCTGTCCAATGAAGGCCTTCTAACATATTAATAAAGAGACTTTCTTTTTTAATTTTAGGTAGATTTGTCTTTTTATCTAACCAAATGTAAAACCGTCTAACTTCTTTTAGCAAGCTAGTATGGCTCATACCCATAGGTACATCCAGTTCTTTCTTATAAGGAGGTTCACCTTCTGGTAAATCCATAACTAAGTTAGGGTCATAGTTAATACGTAAGACAGATATAAGATCAGGTCTTTTATATTGACGTAGAAGAGCGATCTTTTCTTCACGGCTCTTTGCTTTATCAATATCCTCTAACATTTCAGATACAAGTTTGTTCATTAAAATTCCTCAATATGTTCAATCATAAGTTTCATCTTATTCTTGATAAAATAATCTAGAAGTAACTCTCTACCTCTAGTAGGTGTATTTACAAACGTATTTATAATAGTGTTTTGTAGATCATCTGGTATTCTTGTGAGATCTACTAATGCTTTATTACGATCAAAATTACGTTTAAAATTCTCATCTTGAGGCAAAGTACTCGAATCACTAAACCATTGATCTAATTTAACTTGCATTATCTTCTTCTGACGTTCATTTTCAACTATAGAAGTATCATCAGAAAGAACGTTAGGAATACCGTCACCCTTATCACCCCTAATAATATGCTCAAATAGGTATTTTTCAGGGGTGATTTCAGACGAAATAAACTTCTTAGTTACAGGTGAAAACTGTTTAACGTGTTTAAATTTCTGTAGTTGAATAAAGTCGTGATCACCCGATAAAATCAGCAAAGGTTTAGGTTCAGGAAACATACCTTCCCCTAAGTCATTCTCTTCTGACCATTTAACTAATGTAGCTATAATGTCATCTGCTTCAGCGGTCTCTACTTCTATTACTTTGTAGGGAAAAAATGTCTTTACTTCTTCTTTAATGAGATTAATAGTTTCAAAGATCATAGGCCAATCTAAGCCAGATTCTTCTCTAGCTTTTTTACGATTAGCTTTATAATACGGAAATACTTTTTTACGCCAGTAGTTCTTATTGTCGCAAGCAATAACTAATTCACCATAATTACCTTCGAATTTTTGTTTTAAGCTTCGAATAGTATTGATGATCATATGTCGAAGTAACCCGACATCCAAACCGATATCTTCCCCACGCCTATTACCAATTTCAGCCATGAGGTTAGAAATCACTACCTGCGAATAATCAAGAATTATCAATTGAGTTTTCCTCAGGCCGGTAAGAGTATTCACGAATAGCTTCGAAGGCTTGTTGAAACTTATCAAGAGCTAGTTCCGTCTCTTGACCTAAGCTTTCTGATAAAAAGTATAGAATATCTGTCTTAGCATCCTCGGAAGGGATAGTAGCAATACCAGCTGCTACTGCCTCCATAGTTTTACGAATACTATCAATACGAATGAGATTAGTCTCTAGTTCAATAAGTGTGCTGTATGCTATCATTTAATCGCTCTCAAAATAATACACTCTTCATTAATACGTCCGTTAACGTCTGATCCTTTAGTTGTAAGATTTTCCATTATCTTACGTAGTTGTATTTTTGTAGCTTGTAGTACAA